GTTTAGTTATTAGATTCAATTGTTCATCTACAATAGTTTCGACACCATCAATCAAATATATGTGATAATATATTCTTATCATTATAGAGTATCGTAATAATTGTTTTGTTTTTCTTGTCTTTCTATTGTTTTTGGGTGTTTTATACAATACACTTCTTCAAATGGAAAATTTGTATAATTTTCAAATCCTGTAATTCTTTCATGTACTTTTCCAGACCATCCAATTGTATCTTTATTTTTGTAAATACGAGTTTGAACATCTGGGAAATTTACCCAACCTTTTTCATTTACATTCCATCCCCATTTTTTAATATGTGTTTCGGACAACCCTTCAATGGTATTAATTCTTGGAACTAATATCAAATCTTTATCGATATTATTATTTAAAATATCTTCTAAATTATAAATCAAATCGGGTTCTAAATATTCATCGGCATCCAATTGAAATATCCATTCACCTTTACAATGTAAATTTAAAAGATTTTTCCATTCTGCAAATTGATTATCAAATTCAGACTCAATCAATGTTATGTAATCTGCATTAGCTTGTAATTCTAAATATTCCAATAATTCAATTGGTGCTTTTGGTGTGTCTAAAAGGACTACAATTTCTGAATTTTCAGTTTTATAATTTAATAATTGACTTACTAATCTAATAGTTTCTTCGACTTCATTACAAGCCGTTATTGCGTAACTTAATTTCATTAAAATATTTTTTCGTCTGATTTATTTGTATAACTCCACGCTGAACCGGTTGGGTATCCGTATGCGGTTGATGTTACTCCGAACCCAAATGGTGGATTAGCAATTGTAATAGAACTTTGACCAGGTGTTGTTGTAAATACAGGAGCTCCTGTTCCATTTGGTGTTCCCCATCCACCTATACCGATTGGAGTTCCATCGTTAACTTCTGCTAATTTTTCTTTTAGTGTGTCCCATTGTTTTGGAGTAATATTAAATTCATGTACTCCTTCCGTAAATCCTTTTAACCAAAGGACGAATTCTTTTGATGTCATAACTATTTACTATAATTTTTTAATTTATTATCTTTAATTTCAATATCCACATTTTGAATTTTCCCCCTTCTTCCATATGTTTTATAACCCATACTAGCTCTACCTTGTTGGTTCATAGCTTTTGGTATCAATTTAGTAGTATCCATATCCAATTCAATACATCTTTGTATACCAGATAATTTGTAGGTTCTATAAAAATTATTTGAAAAGAATTTCATTCCTTTCATTTTTGTATTATAGAATGTGCGTGCATTTTTACCTGGGTCCATTTCAAAATCCTTTTCATCTACTAATTTTTTAAACAATTGTTTTACTGTTAATGGATTAATACTGGATAATTTGATACAATGAACTACATCCTGACTATCTGATACAAATAATGTATAAACTATTGGTGCGGTACTGACTGACCAAGTTTTTGAATCATCTTCTTCTTCAACATATTTATATTCCAAAATTTGATAAAATTGACCTCTTTTCATTTTACCCATCGGGTCACCAATTAATTTTGGATTGCTGGAGTATCTCTTATATACTTTGGTATAGTTAGTTTGATTTGCCATTATTTATTTAACATTTTCAATTTAGGTAACTGAAGTTGTTGAAACTTTGGTTGTATTTTAGTATAAATACCATATTGATTTAAAATAACATCGAAAAATTTAGTCATTTTTTCTAAACTAAAATTTTGTTTATTTTGTTTACCCAATTGAAAAGAATTTACTTTATATTTATCATAATTTTTATAAACATCTTTAATTGTAATCAATGCCTTTGAAATATTTACATTGAACCATTGTGCTTCTTTTAATAAGAATTGGTCTGCTGCTGATTCGTGTACGGGCTTCAATTCACCTTCTAATAATACTGCACCTTGTTTTAAGAAATCAATATGGCCACTCCAATTAGATACAATCACAGGCTTACCTGTTAAACTGAATTCTAGTAGGGGTCTACCGAATCCTTCACCTTTTGTAAAGTTTAACATTGCTTTTACTTTTGGATGTTCGTATAATCCATTCATTTGAGATGGGGTTAAATCACCATGCAAAAGATAAACTGGAACTTTTTTGTATTCTTTACCCAAAACTTCTTTTATTTTTTTAATAGTATTTTCTCTATCCAATACACTAAATCCTGCCGAACTAGTTTTAAGTACCAATGCTGGTTTTTTCTTTTCATCTTTGAATGCCATTGCGAATGTCTTAATCATCATCCCCACATTCTTTCTATCTTCACCTAAATCACCTCTTAACCAATGTCCTACAAATAAGAATGCAAAATCTTCTTTGATTGAATCTAATTCAGTTACATGGGCCACTTCATCGGTTCCAAAATCCATTTCATCAAACCCTTCAAAAATAATTTCAACAGGTTTTTGAATTCTATGTTGAGCTATTAATTGATTGGTGTTTTTATCAACTTCATTGTATATACTATCCACTAAACTCTTTTTTGAATGTTCAGATGGTACTATAATTAAATCCATTCTATTACAACCATGTACCCAATCTAATGGACAATGTGTTGTTTCAATTGCTGCGGTAATTCCAATGTTATAATGTCCTATTGGTTGAAATTCATTTGGTACAGTAACCTGAATATAAATGTCGGGCTTTTGTTCTACTTTTGGAATAATACTATCAACTATCCACTTATGAAACGGATTGTCATAATTAAGTGAGTCCATTGGAGTATTGCCCCATCGTGTACTAATTACTTTAATTTCAAACTTATCTAATTTATAAAGAGAATGTAATAAATCTCTCGCGTGGTCACCATACCCACTTCTTGTTGCTATTGGTGCCTGAAATACTAATGTTGGTTTCATACTATAACTCTATTAATTTAAATTTTTCTTTTGGTTTCCAATTTTCAAATGCACCTTCCATACCATCCGTTAATGTTTTACACATTGCTTCTCTACTCAATATACCATCACCCAACATCCATTCTCTACCTTTTAAAGCTGCTTTATCTCTATCTTCTTTTGGAGTATTATACCAATCCATAATCAATTTAGTAATATCTTCAAAATCAACTCTATCGTCAAAAATATATGGAGTAGGAACTGAACCTGTTGTTGAACGAACTGGCCAAATTGGTTTAACCCAATCACCATGTTTTGTGTTCTCATATTGTTTCTTATTATTTAAAGAACCAATTTTAACATAATCTTCTGCAGTTATATATTTACCATCTATTTCAAATCCACATTGGTCTTGCATTCCACCTGTAACATTAACTATGATTGGTGTACCCGCCATTACTGACTCTGCGGTTGCCAATCCAAATCCTTCGTTTGATGCCACATTGATTGTTACATCTCCCATATTATAAAGATAGTTTAATTGTTCTTCGGAATATCTATTTGGTGCAAATACTACATTTGTTTCAGGTGAACAACATTCTGCAATTGTTCTTGGTAAATCCGTTCCATGTTCTTCCACAGGAGCAGTATGCATTAATAAACATACCTTATCTTGTTTTTCTTTTGGTAATTGTTGTACAAACTTATCAAATGCCAAAATTACATCAACGGGTTGTTTTCTACGAATATTTCTATTGTTCCAATATAAAACAAATTCATATTCCTTATTACCAAATACACTTTCTTTAAAATCTTTTGGAACTTCTACTGGTTTGTATAATTCCGAATTGATACCATGTGGCACATAACTTACTTGCCAATCTGCAGGTGGTGTCCAATGCTTTTCTTTATCCCAACTCCAAACTCTTTTAGTAATACCATAAGTTTGTTTTGAAATACACCCAATCCAATCACAACTTTCGTAGTAATCTCTATTGTATTTTGGGTCTGGTAAATCATCCCAAATATGATAAAAGAATAAAGGAACTGATTGACGAACTTCGTGCTCCATCTCATATAACCAAATCCAATATCTTGGGTCAGTAAAGTGTAGGATTGCATCAGGTTTTTCAACCATTAGTAATTGACGAATTATATCAGCGTTACCATAACCATCAAATGGATATATTTTAACACTTGCATCTTTTACGCCTGTTTGTTCTCTAACACTATCATTTAAATCAAATATTTTACCTGCATCAGGATGTTTGATTGCTGCACCTAATTGTACCCAATCATATTTATCAACTGTTCCTAAAACTAATTGCTTAGAAACATTTGCAATACCACTTGCCATTCGTAAATCATCCGCCAATAACAGAATTTTCTTTTTTGCCATAACTTTTAAAATATATATTGTTTAATTTAAATTTTTTAATCCTCTATCACACAATCCTCTATGAAAAAACTCACACCATTCACATAGTTTAGTTGCGTTCTTTGGGTACTCTATTTCCGTTTTATAATTACCATCTTTGTCAAATACACTCTCTACAAAGTCCGTAAAACCTTTCCATGCTTTGTTTACTGATATCTTACCATTTGCAGGTATGTGTTTGCTAATTCTATGTGTTGGGATATCCTCTCTTACTTCTACCTTTCTTTTCAAAATGATAAACTCAACGTCAATCACATCTTCGGAAATACTTAGTAATTCTGCATAGAACTTTTTGTATAATAGGATTTGTGCACTTTTAACTGGGTCTGATTTTTGATACTTACTCCAACCTCTTGTAGAAGTTTTAAAGTCAATAATTCTGTATCTACCTGTAAATGTGTCTCTGATAATCAAATCTATGAAACCCATAAAGTTTACATTCTCAGAAATCTTTGTGTTTATAGGTTGTTCAATTGCTACCAACTCATCGTGTTTTAACGAAAAGAATTTGTTAAAGTTTTTGGGTTTTTGAAACCAATCTAATAAGACGTTTCCATCCTCTAAAAACTCTACCATTTCTTCTTTGGTGCATATTGTAGTATTTCCTATTTCCCCTTCGGTTTCTTTAAGATATGCATCTCTCATTCTTTCTTTTAAATATTCTTGTAAGTCAATCATCTTGTCAGCTTGTGACTTTGATATTCTTAAACATTTCTCCAAATAGTTTTGAAGTGTTTCGTGCATTGCAGTTCCAAAGATTGAATGTATGTTAGAAGAGTTTTCTCCTAACTTATCTATGTATGCTAATTTGTATTGTTGTGGACAGTTATGCCACATGCTATATTGTGAAAATGATACTCTTGCCATAATAACTGTAATATAAGACAAATAATTGGATTTACCAAATTATATCTTAAGTTTTAGTTTAGTTATTTGCTTTTTATCTATACCATATTTTTCACAAACATATTTCAAATATTCTCTACCTTCTCTTGTTGAATAAAGAACTTCTAAATAATCTATTGCCTGGTTTTCCGAGCAATCGTATTCTTTTTTTAATAAGTCCACTATAAATTGTTCGTATTTATCTTCGGATTTTCCTTTAATATATTTTAAAAAGTATTTACCCTTTGGAATAACATTGATATACAACTTATACATTTCCTTTGGAGACAATGTTTGACTTAAAGGAAGTAAAGTTGCAATTAATTCTACCCACTCCGATTTCATAGAAAGGAAACGATTTACCATAAAGTTACTCCACGATTTCAAATCCTCTTCTGAAAGTTTATCAAAATAATTTGGGTCTTGTTCGGAAGTTATTGCATTAAGGTGGTCAAATAACTTTTTAGTTGCCATTATTCGGTAATTTTTGTTTCTTGTAATTCAGGTGGTAATAGGTCATTTAGTGGGCTTCCACAACTTGCACAAACATATAATTCAATTGGCATAACTGAATCTTTTGGTTGGCCTGTTAATAAACGGGATATTTTTTTAAATCTATATGCTGGTAAAAATATCTTTCCACCACATTTACAATCCATATCTCTTGCATCGTTTAAATTAAAATTTATTGGTAATTGCTCTTGTCCTTGTTCCATTATTTTATAATATTTAAAATTTGTATAATTGTACTCATAAATACGATTTCTTTATCAACTACCAATGCATCCTTTGAAAGACCATCTGCAATTGTTAAAATTGTATTTGCTACATTTCCTGTTGCGTATTCATCTACTTTGTCGTATAACATTGTATACATTTCCGAATAGTCGTTTAATTTGTTGTCTGCGACTGCTTGTCTAATTTTCATAAACATATTTCTCTTGTCATCATCTGCTTTTAAAAGGTCAATAAGTTTAGTTGCAAAGTTTGCTTCAACCATTACTCTATGGTCTACTTTTAATTCTCCCTTTGCAGATTGTAATTGACAAGTATTAAGTATCCTTCTAATATCTGGATAATATGAATTAATCACATCAGCCATATTCTTTGGTTCATACTTAATTTTTTCTGCATCTAATATCTTTGCTACCTGAACTGCTACATCCTTTTTAGTCGGAGGTGTGATTGCGAAAGATTGACATCTACTTTGGATAGGGTCAATGATTTTCTCAATGTAATTACAGGTTAAGATAAAACGACAATGCTTACTGAATGTTTCCATTAAGTTTCTCAAAATCGCTTGAGCTCCCGGTGTCATATAATCAAACTCATCTAATATGATTACTTTGAAACCTGCAAATCCAACCGATGATGCAAAGTTCTTAACTTTTGTTCTAACAGTATCCACATTGTTTTCATCCGATGCGTTGATAATCATAAAGTCACATTTGATTGTGTTTACGATTAGTTTAGCAAGTGTGGTTTTACCCGTACCCGCTTTTCCATACAATAATAAATGTGGTATGTCATTTGCATCTAAATACTGCTGAATTGTTTCTTTGATGGTTTCATTACCAACATAGTCAGCAAGAGTTTGTGGACGGTATTTCTCCACCCACAAACTATGTTCTCTTTTGTTTATATCGTTTGCGAAAAAACTCATATTATTTTCCAGTTGAACCGAATCCGCCTTCGCCTCTTTCGGTGTTTGTTAATTCATCTACTTCTTTAAATTCGATAGGGGGATGTGGGATAATTATAATTTGCATAATCCTATCACCAACACCATATACAAAACTACCACTTTGAGATGATAATGACCTTTGATTAAATGTTGCCTGTATTTCACCTCTATATCCACTATCAATTACACCTACCGAATTACTTAATGATAAATCGGTTTTACGAATGGATGAACGAGGGAATACTAATCCTACAAATCCTTCGGGTATTTCCATTGCCAATCCTGTTCCGTATGTAATTTGTGTGCCATCAAACTTTATTGATGTTGCAACTAAATCTATACCGGCATCACCTTCTTTTGCATATGTTGGTATTACTGCTTCTGGACTAAGCTTCTTTATTTTTATTTGCATTTTGTTCTGCTCTTTGTTGTTTTGTTTCTTCACTAATTTCTCTTGGGAATACTCTAAAAGTCATTCCGTTTTGTTGAAAATTTAATCCTTCACCTTCCGTTGGTTGTAATTGTAAAACCAAAGGAGAAGCATTTTCACCGTCGTTTGACCATGCAAATACAATTGGTTCATTGTTAAAAAATTGAAAACACCATTCTGCGTCTTTAATTGGTTGTGCTTCAGGTACATTAATACTACCCGCGTCTTGTTGTAATTCCTCTTGTGGGAATAATTCTAATTGTTCTTTCATTTTATTAATTTGAGATTTCTACTAAATAATACTTACAAATAAAGTCATCGATTTGAAATTGAACATTTGCCAAACCATCGGTTGATACTTTTAATTTTGCAGATGTTGCTTCTTTATTTGCAGTAAGAATTTCTTTTAAATATTTTGCTGAGAATGAAATTGGTTTAACATCACCATCAAACGATTTAGTTGCGGTAAATGTTACTCTATTTGTCGAAATTGAAGAATAACCAATTGCCATCTTTAAATCACCACCTTCGGTAAATACTGTAAATGTATCTACATCACTCAATGCACCTTTTGCTTTGATAAATTTATCAATCATTGTTGATGCCATTTCAATATCAATATTGAAATCAGGTAATTGTTTCAAATCTGGTACAGGTGGAATAACTCCTAAGTCTGCTAATTGATAAGATGTTTCGGTTTCGTCAGACGATAACTTTAATGATACCGATTTATCACCTGCTTTATCAACTTTCAATGTTAAATCGTTATCTAATACACCAATCATATTTTTTAATAATGATGTTGTGTAAATACCGACATTCATTGGTGTTGATGTGTAAGCGTTAAACTCTACTTCACCTAATAATGTTTTGTCATCTGAAATAAATCTAACTGATAATTTCGTTCCTTCAGCGTTCCACGCTACTGATTCAATAAGTCCACCTAGTGAATACTTTTGAATGAATTTTAATAAATTGTTTTTGTTCATGTTTTATGTTTGTTTTACTAATATACGACTAATTTTTTATAATACCAAATTAAAATGCGAAAAACTTCTTTGCAGTCTTTGTATCTGCGGTAACTTTATCCCACTTTAATGCGTTATAAAAGTCATCTAATTTGTTTTCTAATTCTGCTTCAAATATTTTGTTTCTATCCACATAGGTTTCCACAAAATCCATAATTTCCTTTGGGTCATTATAATCTTTGAATGCAACTGTTTCTAATCCTAATGGGTTGTCTTTAAGATATACCCACTTTACTTTATCCCCATCTCTAATTGGTTCATGCTTATATGGACAATTGAAGAATTTTAATAATCTATTGTATGTTATTCCGGCTTTAACGTGTGCAGGTGTTCCTTTCTCAAAGTTTGCTACTGCGTCTCCTGATTTCCAATTTCCCTTATCATATTTACTCAATTCCTTCAATGCTCCACCTTTTGCTATTGTATTTACAGGTAATGTTGGTAAGCTTTTCTTAAATGTCAATAGAGTATCATCAATATAATCATGTCCTTTACCCATTAAGATATCTTTCAACATTGTCGACATAAACTTTTGAAATGCTTTTGGGAATGAACTTCTAACTACATCCAATCCTTTCACATCTAATTTGTCACAAGGTATTCCGTTTTTCAAAATCATCCATTGTGCATATCGTTTCTTTGCTACCCAAAATCCTGCTTTACTGATATACTCCTTTTTAATCTCAAATCTATGTTTGTCTTTTGGAATAAAGAAAAATCTCTCTGCCAATAAATCGTAGAATGAGTTTAAGAATGTTTGTGTTTCGGTTGCAATATTGTCCACCTCAACTGCCATCCTCTTTTCATCAAATGTCTTATATTCTGGGTATCTATGTTTTACCAAAGGTTCTGCCATCATATAAATTGAGTCAGTATCAATATAAACATTATAGTCATCGGTTGTTCCCAATTCTTTCCAATATTTTCTATTTGCCATTTCAGCCGTCTTTTTAATTACGACTTGTCCTGTTAGGGTTACTGCTTCTGCATTATCCACATCATAGAAACGGAATGCTGGTAAACCTAATACACCATACATTGAGTTCAAAAGGATTTTTTGGACGTGTTGTCTCTTACCATAGAACTCATATAATTCAGTATTTTTTTCCTCACCATATTTCTTTTCTAATTTACGATATTCAACCCTTTTGTTAAACCATGTATTTAGAATGTCCGCAATTAAACCTGGTTTATCTTGCATATAAAGAACTCCATTAGCTGCTACACCTAATTGACTATCTTTGATAACATCTGCTAATTCCTGACGGTTGTATTCGTATTCATCACCATCCTTACCCTTTAACTTATAAGTGATTTCCTCACCTTTGATATATTGTTCTGCATCCCAATTTGAAATCTTACCAACCTTTGTTTCAGGTGAGATATTTAGTGTCATAATGATTGATGGGTATAGAGATGTCAAATCCAAATCATATATCCAATCATACTTCCCAACGATGGGTTCTTTTACATATGCACCAATAAATTTCTCTTGGTCGTTATCTTTCAATGCTTGCATTCTTTCTCTCCTATCCGCTGGTTTGTTTGTTGCAACCATATTTTTAGTTTTAAGGTATGCTAAACAAGCACCCTCTAACCATTTTGACGAAAACATATAATCTTCGTAAGGAACATAGCCGGCGTGACATATCGCCCTACATAAATCTATAAACTTTAACTTCTCATCCATTGCTACCACCAAGTCCACATCGACAATATTATACTCAATAAACTTTTCTAAATCGTTTACGAATAAGTCATCCAAACTTCCTTCATACTCTACCTTACCTCTACCCAATTCTTTTGTTGCAATGTGATTTAAAGTGTATGCTGACTCTAGTCCAAAGTTATATTGTTTGTATAGACTGATATAATCCAAAATAGATACTCCACCAAATGTCCACTTCTCTCTATAAGGTGAATAGAAACATTGTCCTATTCTAGAAAGTCTTTTTGCATGACCTTCACCACATACATTTTTAATACGATTGTAAAGGTATGGAATATCAAAGAAATCTATGTTCCATCCCGTAAGAATAGTTGGGTCAATTTCCTCGTAATAATTAAGGAAAGCAAGTAAGAGATTTTTCTCGTTATCGAAAACGTGAAGGCTAACCTCTCTCCCATCTTTGCTAAATGTTTTTGCATTATTTTTTACTGTTTTGTCTTTATCTAATACGAATACATCATAAAGTTTTGTTGCTCCATCATGTGCAGCAATTGCTGTCAATTCGTTTTGTGCTTCTCGTGTGTTTGGTAGTCCGGTAATCATTTCAACCTCAATGTCAAAAGTCAATACTCTATGTCCTGTTGAGGGAATATCACTATTGTAAATATCTACTAATACTCTTGTCGTTTCTGGAACATCACTTTCAAATAAGTCATTTGCTTCATCCTTCTCCCACTTTGAAATACGACTTAGTTTATCACCATTCATTGAGAGATGTTCTCCATTTGGGTCTTTCTTATATGCATACTTTCGGTATGGCATTGTTTGATACCCATTTTTGTCATCCCAAAGATGCATTAAATTCTTTTGTCTCTCGTAATAAATGTTTTGATACATATGCTATTTTTATCTACCCACGTCTGCTAAAAATTTGTCTTTCATTTCCTCCCAAGTTAAACCGATTGCGTCTGCATAGAATAACTTTTCTGGTTTCAATCTACCTTCTTCGTGTAATTTAGAATATCTCTTTATTGCTTTTTCTTTCCACCATTTGATTGTATATTCATCACCTTGTACAAACTTTGGTTTCATTATCAATTTGTCCTCATCAATTTTAGAACATAGATAGTCATTACCATTCTCATACATTGGTGCAAAATATACACCTCTCTTAAATCCGTGATGGTATGTATCGTTTTTAATTCCTAACTCTTTGAATATTTGTCCTAATATCTTTTGTTTTACACCACTAACTGGGCCGGACTTATCTGCTGATGCTAATTCAATTTGGTCTCTATACCAATCGGCTCTATTTTCTTGTAACCAATGGTGCCATACATCATAATATTTGTCATCGGGTTTGATACTGATTTTACCTTTACTTTCACCTAATGTTTTGAAATGTGGAATACCATTGTATTGTGAATGAATACCATATAATGATGTTGTTCCAACTGCTACTAATGTATTTTTGTATTTATCTTTCCACTCTTGTCTAAATGTAGGTGAAGTTGTCATTGCGGACACCAACTTACCACCTAAGAAATTATATCCTAATGGTTGAGTTGCGATGATTGATGTGCCGATTGCAGTACAATTTAATTTACCACCATTGAATTTGTCCTCCTTAGTCCAACCAATAAATTCATCCCTAACACCCAAACTGGTAATATCACTACCCAAACTAATAACACCCAATATCTTACCACTTACTCTATCTTTTACATATGCTTTAACATTACGACCTGGGTTTGGTGTGAACTCCATTGAACTGATTAACTTTCTAACATATGTCCAACGGGTTGCTTCTTCACCTTCTCCAACCAATTCAACATATGGTTGCATCTCTTGGATTTCTTTGATTGTTCCCTCTTTGTCCATTAGGTCTTTCGGTTCCCAAATCTTATCGTATTGTTGGTGAAGTGCCGGCAGTAATTTCATACTTGCATGCAAATCTTCATTCCACTCTAACCACTTCTTATAAAGGGTTTGTTCTTGTACTGACATTGTAAATAAGTAATCTAAATTTTCAATTAACTCTCGTTTACTTCTTTCAAAATCAAATGCGTCTGTTTTTTTAGCTTCGTTGCCTGTGTCCCAAAATTTCATATATCTAATATACTTAAATTATTTGATATTACCAAAACTTTGTCTTAATGTCAGTTTCAGGTTCTATCGTTGTGTGATGTTGAATTGCTTTGTTAAATTCCTGTGTATTTTTAGGATAAGGTCTAATTTCGTGCTTTAATCTCTTTTTTAGGTCTTTTTTTTCCTTTTTGTCCTCACCTATGATTTGTATGTATCTATGTTTTGGTGGTTCTTCCCTTCTCCAAAACTCTTTATAACCATCCTTTCCAATTGCTGCTCTCAATGCTTCTAAATTACCACTACCCCACATTGAAAACACAGTTCTACTATGTATCCATTTGTAAGGGTCATTTGATAACGATATTCCGTAATTTGGCATCAATGCGATATCAGTATTCATTCCTTGATAAATCCAATTCGTTGCCTGATAAATTCCACCCAAATGCTCTTGTCCGTTATCTGCATATGATATTAAAACTTTGATTGCTTTATCATTCTCCCTAAACCACTTAAACGATTGTCCTAATGCAAATGACTCAATATTTGAACCATACCCATCATCACAATACAATCTTGTCAATTCTAAAATGTTATCTTTTGTAAGTCCTTCACAAACGGATGTTGATGCTCTTGCACCTACTGGAAATCCATAAACTAAACATCCTATAAGTTTGTCACTATCACCAATTGCGTTTGACTCATCTGTTCTATAAAATATTCCCAATGCGTATCTACATGCAGTCCATGCGTGAGTATAGTGTTTCTTAACTATAATTTCTTTTGCAATTGCCGAACTGATTTCTCTAACCGATACTCTACTTGTATCACAATATAACTTATTTAACTCTTTCAATTGGTTCTAATTTTAATATTTCTTCGGTATATTCCTCTAATGTTTTTGGATATGGATATAAAGGATGTTTTATTCTTTTCAACAATTCCTTTTTATCTTTTTTGTCCTTGCCCAAAATGTAGATATACCTATGCTTCTTTGGTTCTCTTTTTACCCAAAATGGTTTATCAATAAGTTCTTGCAATTTGAAAGGTGAGGTTGTTCCCCAATAGGGTGCCATAGTTCTACCATGTATCCATTTACCACCTTCTTCAAAACGAAAAGACCATGTGTCGTTAGGTCTAATACTTGTTCCTTGATATAACCAATTTGTTGCCTGATATATTTGTCCTTTATGTCCTTGTACAGGGTCGGAGTATGATATCAATGCTCTTATTTGTTTTGCGTTTTCTTTCAACCATTCAAAAGACTTTCCGACAAACCAACTTTCAATGTTACAACCATATCCGTCAAATACAAAAAGTCTTACCAACTCCATTACTTCCGTTCTATCTAATGTCTCACTTATAGATGCTCCACAATGTCTACCAATTGGGTCACCATAACAGATGACACCAATTAGTTCCTGATTTACTCCACCAAAGAATTTATGTTCGGTATCGTTTTCGTAGAACAAACCTAATGCGTAACTAACTTTTGTCCATTGTTTTGAATAATGATGTTTTACTATTATATTCTTTGCAACTGACTTTTCTATTAACCTTACACTAAATTTGGAAATATCACAATATAACTTATCTTGTACTTTCATATGGCCATTTAACCATGTGTTTCCACGTTTCGTTTGTAACTATTTTTTTAATGTTTGCAGGTGATACTTTATAGTTCCTAGCTATTACATTAATATTTCTATGACCTATTTTGTATAGTTCCCTAATTTGCAATACCTGTACTTCCGTCAGTTTATGCATTGGATGTGCTTCACCTCTTAACATGTATCTAATATAACCTATTTTTCCCACTTTACCAAATTTACTTTACTGCCTCATTGATTGCGTTGACATATGCCATTTTAGATGAAAGTCCTGTAAATCTTTGTAATTCAATACCATCTTTTACGATTATAACTGTTGGAACCGAACGAACTCCATATTCTTCGGTTATATCACTATACTCATCAATATCGTATTCTTCAAACTTTACATTTGAAAAATTACCTTTGATTTCATTCATTACTGGGGTTAATGCTCTACAAGGGCCACACCATACTGCTGAGAATTTTTTAACTGTTACCATTTTGTTTTTGTTTTGTATTTTTATTTCCTTTTATACCTACTGGAATATATGGACAATGGCGGCACCCACTCCCACAGCAATCACCTCGTTTAAGGTGATACTCAGTAGTGAACACCACTTTACCATTTTCCAAATAATATAATTCTTTATCATCTTTATTTAACTTCACACGCACCTCCTGCACAAGCTACCTCACCTGATAAATCCGTATTATCTTCGATTTCAATAACTTTGCTTAAGTCTACTTCCGTAAGTGTTTTCATTAATTCTTCGTATCTTTCTTTCGTGCAATCTTCAAATGGTGCTTGAATGTAAGTTCCACCATCGTAAGGTAATACTGAAAGTCCGTTGTAATATTCTTTATTATCCCACATCCATTCACCAACCGCTTTCCACTCATGTTCTCTAATTGAAATTGTTGCAGATACATTGTGTGAGTTATTTCCTGTTCTATGTCCTGGTTTAATCCATTCACTATGTACTTTCTTAACTCTCTCTAATAATTGAATTGGAGACTCAGTTCTAAATATTGCAGTTTCAGGTGCTTTTTGTGGAATACCAATAACTGCAGTATCGTGTGGTCTAAAATATTCATCTTCTACTAATTCCGGATGATTTACTAATAAGTGAGAATAAATTGCTTCGTTCTTACCTACTCTTACTCTACGAATATAGTAATCATTATGCCAAGCGTGAATACCTGATGATGTTCCTAATGTTAATGATGTTGTTCCTGCAGGCTTAACTGTTGTAGTTCTTGCAGATGGATTGATACCCATTACTTCTGCTAATCTTTTGTTTTCTACCTTTACAACTTTTGCTGCTTCTTTCATATCCATTTTCAAAACTGCTCCACTTCCGATACCTGTCATAGATACACCAATAAGTGCGTCCTTTTCGGTTGTTCTTTGCCAGATTGGACGAAGGTAATGAAAATCAGTATAACCTGCTTGCAATGTTCCAATGAATGATGCTGCTTTAACTCTTGCATTCAAATCGTATTGGTCTACTACATCACTCACATTCACCTCACATAAATTACAGAATTGGAAAGGTCTTAATGCAATCTCACAGCATGGGTTAGTTCCCCAATCTTTGTCGTTTGATAAGTAGATACCAGGCTCACCTGCTCCACTTGCTTCAATTCTTTTCCAAAGTTCTAAAAAATATTCTTTTGTAATCTTATGTCTCATTAGGACTGCTGAATTGTTTGAACGACCTCTTTGTGGATTTGTTTCCCACCAAGCACCACTCTTACAACTAATCATTTGTTCGTCATTTGCAGAGAACAAAGAAATCAATGCAGCTCTTCTAATACCACCTGCCAATACTGCGTCTGCAATATGACAAACCATATCATGTACTTCCAATGGAGATAATTTATCACCATCTTTTTTTGCATCTAATATACCTTCTAATTTAATAAGACATTCTTTTAGTGGTTGAGGTCCTGGTGCTTTACCACCTGATGTAATCAATCTTGCTCCCTTTGCTCTAATATCTCTAAAGTCAAATTGAGGTTTACTTCCACCAAAGAAATATGCTTTAACTAATACCGAAATTGAATCTGCCCATCCTTCAATAGAATCTCCAATAAGAAATCTACGAGTTTTGTCTGCGTTTGGTTTTCTAATTTCAGGCAACGCATCTACGTGATGTTTTTGAACTGAATAACCAACACCTGTTCCACCTAATAGTAAGAACATAATTTCAGAAAATACTCTCCAATCATCTATTGGTGCAAATGCACAATTGTAAATTCTATTTGGTGACATTTCAATCGGTTTACCTGCGAACTGCATTGAACGCATTGATGGTAAACACTTTTTATCATATACGAATTTGTAGTTATCTCTAATCTCTTGTTCTAATTGTGGATACTTTTTAATATGCATTTCCATATTTCTTGTAACCAATTCCTCCCACGTCTCTCTCCTTTGTAATTCGGGTCTGTACTTTGCGTACTTCATATAAACCGTAATTTCTGAAAGGATTTTGTTTGAAATGTCCATTTTGTTTGTAAATTTTTAATTTTAGTTAGTAAATATTTTTCCCTAAAAAGTGGGAAATGTAAAGATATATATGGACTAGACTACTGTTATACTCCATTTTCTTTAGTTAATTTTAGGTTTTTTCGAAAATATTTATTCACACTTTTTTTAATTTTTTTATACTTATCCCATATTCTCCACATACTTCTTATGTAGGAGTTTTTTCTCTAATCCTTCACCACTTTTACTATCTCTAGTTGATGCCATACCATCTACCGATGTTGCTGCAAATACATCCATTGTACCTGTAAAGGTGTCAATTTTTGCAGGAAATGTTAAACCATCGGGACCGAATCTATTTTTGACAATGTGAATACGACCTGTGTTCGATAACTTATCCTTTGTTTTTCTACTAACTGACATAATGAAATCTGCAGTTTGAACTTTCTTATAGGAATCACCTACCGAATCTGCCCCAATAACTTCGTGGTCTATTGCTGCCCTATTCGTTTGTGTTGCTGTCCAAATCGGGATAAGTGTTTCACCACTCAAACCTCTTAACTCCTCATATATCCCACCTAATTCAGCATAAAGACCATCCCTGTTACCATTTCCACTCTTTAATAAATCTGCGTAGTCAATAATGATAAGTTTTGGTTTGAATCCGGTTTGTTTTATCTTTTCAATGTGAGCTGCTATTGTTTTAGCAGATGCAAATTGTGGTGGATAATACTTAATACGAACTCTACCTGGAACTTGCTTTACCTTTCTGATAATCTCATCTTTTCTTTCTTTTTGGTCGGTTGTTGGAATACCTGTTAGGATTGTGATGTATCTTTGACCTACATAACTTTCTGATAATTCCAAAGTATAATGTAATACATCAATACCCTTTTCCAAAGCAGAACATGCTATCTTAGATAAGAACCAACTTTTACCGATACCTGATGGAGCCATTACTACACCCAATTCACCTGGACCTAAACCACCATCCATAAGTTCATCAATTACTGACCAACCCGTAGGACAAGAATCTCTTTTGACATTCTCTAATATACTTTCAAAATCTTCAATAAAATCCAAACCTAAATCAGATTCAACACCCACTTTGGATGCCTTCATCATTGTATCTATAATTTGTTCGTATTGTCCGTTTTTAAGTAAGTCTACTGATTTGAATAGAGCTTCTTTAACTTTTTGGTTTTTACAAAATGTTAGATACTCCTTTTTTACATAAGGCATATCCTCTGCACCAACTTGTAAGTAGACATTCTTCAATTGTTCTACTACAGTTAATTTCAATCCCTTATCCTCTATTGCACCAACTTTAATCTTAAACACTTCCATTGTCGGAATTGTTCTATACTCATCAAAGTAATGTTGGACTTCACCTATAATCCATTGGTTTGCTTGAGATTCAAAAAATGCAGGTTTAGTAATTTCACCAACTTGTTCTAAAAATTTAACATCGGTGATAAGTGCAGCTACAACTTTAGATTGATAACTCTGGCCATATTTGACTAGTGTATCTACTTCTTGCATTACTTATCTTTTTTCTTTTTACTTAATTGTTTTTCTGCGATTGTTTGTTCTTGTATTTCTACAATAACTTCTTCTACTACTTTTTTAGCAGGTCTTCTTTCTGCTTTCCACTCTGATTTAGGAATAAATTTCCATTCACTCGTTGCGTTGTAAGCTTCTCTATCACTTACTCTAATAATGTTTCCTGTTTTGCTACTTTTAAGACATTTCATAGGATTGTTCCTCCATGTTTGTTTTTTTGTTAAATAAATTTACTAAGCGTTTCTTCTTGCTTAGTTGTTTGTTTTTTATAAAAATTTGTACCATCACTCAATGAGTGTTCTAATACTTTTTTAAAGTCTGTATAATTTGTACCACCATCGTTTATACCATATTGCGTTTTAACTTCTAAATCATTTATAATAGTGTCCACTTTTGGATATGGTAATATAGGTACATTTAATTTTTTAATTAATTTTTTATCATAAAAATAAAAATATCGATATTGGCCACCATAAACTTTATACAAAGGTGTACCATATATTCCTTCTAAAACACTTCTTTGAATAGTACCATGCCTATGCCAAAGAGAAACTGAATGCAATCTTTCACCCTCTCTTGTCATCCATATACCACCATCTTTTCTAAATCCGGTATATACAAAATTTGTAGCTTGATAAATAGTTCCAACTTTACCCATCATCCCATCTGCAAAACTTATAATCCATTTTAATTCTGGTTTTCTTTGTTTTATATATTTTAAAGATAAAGATATTGATTTACTTTCACTATTCATTCCCAATTCATCCGATATCCACAATCTATTTAATTCTAAATATTCGGTTGATAATGTATCAATTACCCATTTGCATGTTTTTTTCGGCATTATACCATAACCAAATTGTGCAACACCATGTAATGTATTATCATAATATATTCCCAAATGAAATTGAACACCCTTTGCAACGGTTCCACTATAATGATTATCGCATATTAGTTTATTTGCAAGTTTTGCAGGTATATCTTTAATCTCAATTTTGGATAAATCTATATTTGGTTCTGTAATTGGTTTCATTATCTAATGACCATTAATAATTCTGATTCTCTAAGTAAAATATATTTGTTACCACCTACTTTGATTTCTACTCCTTGATGATATGGTGGAAGGATTACTTCATCACCCACTTTTACACTCATTGGAATTGCTACTCCTGATTGTGTATAAATTCCATCACCTACTGCTTCTACTTTTGCTCTTTTTACATCTTCCGATTTTGCACTATCTGGGATAATGATACCACCGGCAGTTTTTGAAGCCTCCGCCTCTAATTCACTCAATAGGACTCTGTCTCCTAGTGGTTTTGCTAATTTGTCTACTGACTTTGCCATAACTTTTTGTTTTTTAAAATTTTGATATATGTGAAAATGTTGATTGTAACCAGTCCAATACATTTGGGAAACCTTCTAATATTCTATTCTTCAAACCATACTTTAAGAAAGTTTGTTTGTCGAATTTGGTAGTAGGTTCGTTGTATCTATCCATAATTTTCATACGGAGATTACCACTAAATGTTGGTTCTGCTAACTGCATCAATTTACGATTTCTTTCGCAAATTTCCAAATTATTTAAGAATAATTCGTGTGCTTTTGATTTTTTTGTTAATGTGTTTACATATTCCACCATATCGTTGGTGTCAACTAATTGGTGTTCCGTTAACATTGGAAACGCCTTAGTAATTGATTTAATACCCAATCCACTTATACCTTCTACATTGTCGGATTTGTCTCCGTCAATCATTCTGAAATTTATAAAATTGTGTGGATGGATACCAAATTCCTCTACTACTTCTGGAATATTGTAAACTTTCTTTTTAGATGGTGAATATACACTCACATCTTTATTTACCAATTGAAGGAAATCCTTATCCGTACTCATTATCACAACCTTTTCGTTTTCTTGTCGTAGGGTTGTAGCAATATAAGCCATAACATCATCTGCTTCAATACCATCATAAATCATAATGGAAACAGGTAATGATGAAAGTAGTTCACCTAATCCGGTCATTTGACGCTTCATAGATACACCTTCCTCTTCAGGGTTCATTTCAACGGATGCAGCTCGATTCAATCTCATTTTGATTTTGTTCTTACCTCTTTCCGATTTGTAACCTGAATATATGTCTTTTCTACTTTGTGAACCACCTTTGCCGTCAAAAACAACGACAACTCTTGTGGGGTTAATTGTACGGATTGCAAAGCCGATACTTTTTAAAGTACCGACTATGCCTCCAATATGGTCTCCGTTATCATTAAGATTCGGAGCGGTTGACCAAGAACGAATGAAGGTATTAAGACCATCAATTACTAAAGTTTTGGAGTTGCGTTGCAAATCTCCAAATCCTTTATGTTCTTCATCTATTTCTTTTAGTATATCTAAATACTTTTTATTAATCTGACTCATTTGCTTCGTCCGTTGTTACTTCAACTTCATCCGAATTGGAATTGTTCTTATATTGTAATATTGTTGCCTCACAAATCCTACGATAGATTTGGTCTTTTAGTTCTAAATTTTCTAACATCTTAGGGAAATCCTTAGATTGAAATTTCATAACTTCACCACTATCAATGTCAATGTATTCATACCATGCTCCGGCTTGCTTTACGATTTTACCATCTTTCATAACTGCTAACCATCCACCATAATTATCAATACCTCTATCAAAGAAAATGTCAAAGTCTGCATGTCTCAATGGTGGGCCCATTCTATTTTTAATAACCTGACAACGAACTTTAATACCTACAATTCTATCACCTTGTTTCAATTGTCCCATATTCTTCAATCTCAATCTAACTGAACTATGAAATGCCAATGCCTTACCACCCGATGTTGTCCACGGGTCACCAAACATTGCGTTCATCTTTTGTCTTAATTGGTTTGTGAATACAAGTGCAATTGACTGACGACCAATCATATTAGTAATCTTTCTCATTGCTTTGGAAATAATAATAGCTTTGTCCGTTGCGTAACCATCTTTGTCGTAATCAGCTTCCATCTCTTTCTTTGAAGATGCTGCTGCTACCGAATCGACTACAATCGTAACTAATCTATCTTTATCACCTGTTCTAACCTTTTCAATTATAGTTTCACATGCTTCAAAAATACCTTCAACAGTATCAACTGAAACATATAATAATTTTGAAATATCTACTCCGATTGCTTCTAAGTATTCTCTACTTACGGCAGTTTCGGTATCAATCAATACGGCTACTCCACCCTTGCGTTGTGTTTCTGCAAGAATATGGGCAGAGAGCAGAGATTTTCCACTCTGCTCTAAACCCGTAATCTCACATATACGTCCAACAGGGAAGCCGCCATAAGGTCTATTAGAGATTGCGACATCCAACATAGCATTACCAGTTGAAATCCAATCTTTAACATTGGTAGGAGCATCACCACCTTCATCATTTAGAAAGTAGGCAATCTTACCATCCTTATTTTGTTTGTTTAATGAATCAGCAAGAATACTTGCTAAATCCTCTTCTCTTTTGGCCATTGTAACCTAATTATTAATTGTTAAATAAATCATCAAA